ATTGAAGCAACACCTGTTGTAGATGCTTACTTCGATGGTGCTAACGATCCTGTTTACAACTCGACAGACCCAGAAGCACCTGACTACCAACCTGAGCGAGCCTTTGAGTCTTACGCTACTGAGTGGGTGTTGTAGTAGATGACCAGTTACAGTAATGGTGCTGTCAGGAGAGCTGACCCTTTCTATGGTTTTAGACCGCCATACAACATTGCCCAACTTATTACCATGCCCGACATCTCTGGTAGGGATGCACCTGGTAAGACAGGAGCTGCTGCCAAGCCAGCTTTGGTATCTGCTCTCTACATAGAGCTAACGGCTTACAACAGCTCGAACGCCACAACTGCCTTTGCTATGTGGAACAGCGCAGGACAGGGTGGAGTTTACTCTAGTGTCTTTACGCTGCCTAACTCGCAAACCCCTTATCAAGTTGGTGTAGGTCTAACGCGATCTATCTTTGCTAACACAAGCTATTGGATTGGTTTTACAAAAGAAACCACCGCTCAGGTAACTTACTCTGTTGACACAGCCTTTGGTGCTTCAATCAAGATGGACACCACTTCAGCAGGTGGAAACTTTACTGACAATGGACTTGTTAGTGGTGGTGGGATTACACCTTCAAATGGTTCGCTAGTTTTTGAGGTTGTTTATGACACTCTGCCTATCGCACCAGGCACTCCTACTGCCAGCTCTACTGGAACTAGCGCAACAATTACTTGGACAGCACCAACAGACAATGGTGGCAAGGCTGTTACTGGATACAGGATTCAGCGTTCAACGGACAACATCAACTTCTCAACTCTTGTAGCCAACACAGGCACAACAACCCTTACCTACACCAACACAGGTCTAACACCAGGAACAAAGTATTACTATCGAGTTGCCGCTATCAACGCTGTGGCTACTGCTGCTGGTTCTGACTACTCTGGCCCTTACAGCGCATCGGTGGAGATTACCCCAGCTTTCCCTGCCTCTGCTGGCAACGCACCATCTTTGCTAACTGTCACAGTCACCAACCCAGAGCCAACTCCGGTTCAATTTACAGACGCTGGTACAGGTATTCGGTTCACCAAGATAGATGTTTCCTACGGATCAGAGTTTCTTTACAACGAGGTTGAAGGAACTACCCAAGACCCTTTCAGCGAGATACAGGTTGCCTCAGCACCAGGCTCAAAACGACTCTACGGCGTGAGAAGCTACTCGATTACTAACCTGCTGAACTCAACCGACCAAGGTGCATTAGATGTGGCAGTTGACCTCTTGACTTACTATTACGAACCGACTCTAAGGGTTGACTCGATTACTGTTGACCTCAGCAACCTAAGCATTGAGGAACGCCTTCAGGTGCTAGACCTAGAGATTGACGATTACATCAGCGTTAGCTTTACCCCAAACAGGATTGGAGATCCAAAGATTACGGCTGGGCTAATCACAGGTATTTCGCACCGCATAACCATCACCAGCCATGAGATAGAATTTAGACTTAGGAACGAACGAAACATGTTTATTCTGGACAGCGATAACAAGGGTATCCTCAACCAGAACATACTAGGCCCATAGTAAGGAAACCATGCCAAGAAAAGTATTTGAGTCTTTTACGAGACTAGATGCCGCAGATGTGAACCTCTATCTGTCTAACGAAACAACCCTGACAGCTTCTACTGTTACGGCTTACACAGCAGTAACAAGTGACCGCTACAAAATCTTAGAGTTTGACTCTGCCTCAGCACAGACTGTGACCTTCTCAACAGCCACAGCCTTTGAGCCAGGCGAGCGTGTTGACATCCTTAGAGATGGTGCTGGGACTGTAACGATCAACAGAGCATCAACCGCTGTGACCCTTGCTGGTCGAGGAACGGCTGGAACAGCTTACGCAATCCTCACTCGCTACGATGCTGTAACTGTATTGTGTGTGGCTACAAACTCGTATCGAGTTATTGGTAACGCAACGGCTGTCTAATGGGACTAATACCTTTAGGGATTTTGAGTTCTGCTGCTGCTCAATTATTTGTTGAATACTTAGTCATTGCTGGTGGTGGTGGAGGCGGTAGCGATGGCGCAGACACCAGAGGTAATGGTGGTGGTGGTTCTGGTGGATATCGCTCTTCTGTAATTGGGGAATCTTCTGGCGGTGGTTCTGGTGCAGAAAGCGCACTTACTCTAAGGACTAGCACAAACTACGCTGTAACTATTGGTGCCGGTGGCCCAGGTGGCTCATCTATTGCTGCTCCAACAAATAACGGAGTGGCCTCATCTTTCTCTACAATTTCATCTACTGGTGGCGGTGGCGGTGGATACTACTCAAGCAGTCCAGGTGGTAATGGTGGTTCTGGTGGTGGTGGTGGTGCTTTGGCTGGAGCAGCAGGAACTGGAACTGCAAATCAGGGCTTCAATGGTGGGTCAGGTGGAAGCACATACGGAGGAAACGGTGGTGGGTCAGGTGGAGCCGCACAGGTTACAAATGCTGGTCTAGGACTTGCATCATCTATTACTGGAACATCTGTTTTTCGCGCAAGCGGTGGGGCTGGCTCTGGTGCTACTAGAAATGGTGTAGCACAACCAGGAGGCGGTGCTTCAGTTTTTGGTTCTGGAACTGTAAACACAGGCGGCGGCGGTGGTGGTGGTCGCTCTGGAACTGCCTCTGGCTCTGGAGGTTCTGGCGTTGTAATCCTACGCTATCCATCAGCTTTCACTATTACTATTGGGGCTGGCTTAACAGGAACAACAACAACTGTTGGTCTTAATAAAGTAACCACAATAACCGCAGGAACTGGCAATGTTAGCTGGGCAGCATAATGGCTCATTACGCTTTTTTAGATGACAACAATATTGTTACAGAAGTTATCGTTGGTATTGACGAAACCGAAACCATTGAGGGATTAGATACCGAAACTTGGTATGGAAACTTTAGAGGTCAAGTGTGTAAAAGAACAAGCTACAATGGAAAAATAAGAGGTGTTTACGCTGGCGTTGGATTTACTTACGACACAGACCTAGACATCTTTATAGCACCAGTTCAACAAGATTCGGAAACTAAAAACTAATGTCTGAGGAAACTACTTCAGTTCGGATCACTCAGGCCGACATCTACAAGAAGCAACTTGAGCATGGACAGATTCTTATTCAGGTGTTGCAGAAACTAGATCACCTTGACGATGTGCCGGACAGAATCAGAGAAGTAGAGCTGACCCTTGCCAGACTTGCTTGGATTGAGCGAGTTGCTTACACAGGCTTGACAGCCGCAATAGTTTCAATAATCGGTTTACTACTAACAGTGATAGGAAAATAATGAGCTGGTATCCAAAGGTTGCAGGAATACAAGACAACGGATTCGGTGGCTCTCGTAATGGGCAAGCTATCAACGGAGTAGTCATTCACCATGTGGCAGGAACCAACGGCCTCAACTATGTTGCTAACGCCAACAGTCGCAACTCTCACCCGACCTATCACATCTCCAACTCAGGTGCAGTAACAGGAATCGTAAACCCTGAGCGCAGACCTTACTCAACAGGTGGTCAGCCTGACCCTAGTGCTGTCACCTTTGAGATTGACAACTCATCTGTCGGTGGCGATTGGCCTGTGTCATCTGCCGCTATCGAGGCTTTGATAGATGTCATTATCTTTCATGCAAGCATCTCCCCAAGAGCTAACCGAGGCTTTGCTAAAAACATCAAGACTCAGGTACAGAGCGAGTTCTTTATTGCTTGGCATCAGCAGTATTCAGCCACAGCTTGCCCAGGGCCATTCATTCTTTCACAGCTTGACTACATCGTTGCCGAGTGCAACAAGAGAGCATCTCAGGCAGTCGCACCTATCGCACCGGTTATCCCAACACCACCACCGACCAGCAACAAGCCAAGACTAATTAGATTCCTAAAGCGTGGATCAACAGGCTCGAATGTCAAGTACCTTCAGAGCGTTCTAGGTATCAAAGCTGACGGCATCTTTGGCCCAATCACCGATGCCAGAGTCAGGCAGTTCCAGCGTGAGCAGGGCATCAGGGTAGATGGCGTTGTTGGCTGGGTTACTTGGGGCAGACTTCCATAGGTATTGCCCTATAACGCCCTGTAAGCTTCATAGACGGCCTTTGGGCTTTGGCAAGGGAATCACTTAGGCTAAGACCTGCCAAGCCCTCTACGAGCCTCACAGCCCCTCAATTTCTGGCTGGATAGCGTTTATTCGGTTGGGTAAACTGATAGGACAAGATGAAAGGCTACAAATGCTAAACCCAACACCTGAAACTCGTAAATGGATTTACGGAGTTATTGCCGCAATCGTTCCTCTATTGGTCGCTATCGGTATCTTGTCTGAGGAACTTGCCTCACCGCTACTGAATGTCTTTGCCGCAATCCTGACTGTTACAGGATCAGCTCTTGCTATCCGTAATGTGCCAAGCAACGAGGACTAAGCTCTTAGCTTCTGTCGTTCCTCAGCAGTAGTTCCACCCCAGATGCCTTGCATCCCTGCCGATAACGCATAGTCAAAGCACCTCAGTCTTACAGGGCAATCAGCGCAGACTTCTTTTGCTACCTGCACCATTGACTTTCGAGTTGCTGGGTCATGCTCATCCTCTGGAAAAAAGACCTCTGGAACTTGGCTACAATCAACGCCATCATTGTTTCTTATTGCTTCTTGCAACTCAATATATTTGCGCTCAATCTGGCGTAATGTCATACCTAGACCATAGGGTATAGATACGACAAAAAGCAAAGCCACGCCGAGAGAGTTGACGTGGCCTTGCGACAAGGAAAAGAGAGGGAAACCTTGCCAGTAAATAAATTACCAGCCGAAACTAACGAGTTGTTTGATGCAGTCCTACTCGGTGACTTTGCCAACGGCAGTCAAGAGTGGCACGATCTACGCAACGAACTAGGTGCAGTCGGTGGCTCAGACATCGCAGCTATCACCGGACTAAGTGCTTGGGAATCAGCAATTACCAAGTGGGCTAAAAAGACAGGACAGATTCCTGACGAAGTAACACCCAATATGAGCATGAAGCTCGGTACAAAACTTGAAGCACCGATACTCGACTTGTTTGCTGACGAACATCCTGAATTAGAAATCTACGAAACAGGAACATGGGCAAACAAAGAAAACACTTGGGCTAGGTCTAACCCCGATGGACTTTACAAAACGGCTGATGGTGAGTGGGGGATTGTCGAGGTCAAGTTCTCTAGGGATTACTGGTCAGGTGTTCCACAGGCTTATCGAGCGCAGGTGCTTTGGTACATGAGAGTATTCGGTATCAAGCAAGCTAAGTTAGTTGCACTCGCAGGGTCGAGCTACATGGAGTTTGACATCGAGTGGGATGAGTTCGAGGCTGAAACGCTTTGGGATGCTGCTGTCAGATTCCGTCAGGCTTGCCTAGATATGAAAATGCCTTACTGGGATGGCAGCAACTCAACACTAGAAACAGTCAGAGCTTTATCGCCTGGTATCTCAGACAGCGAAGTTGACCTTGATGACTTGGGGATGCACTACATCAACTCGGTCACAGATGCAGAGAAGGCTAACGCCAAAATGACAGAGCTAAAGGCTAGAGTTATACAAGCAATGGATGGGGCAAAGCGAGGTCTAATCTACGGAGAGCATCTGCTCAGTCTTAGATCAAGAGCTGGTGGCGCACCATACCTACACCACGAAAGGGCAAAGTAAATGGCACACTTCAACCTCAATGAATATCAAACTGTTCAAGAACGCATTGACTTATTTTGGAAAAGGTTTCCGGCAGGTCGGTTCAAGCTTGACATTGTTAGTCAGACAGACAATCAAGTCATCATCAAGGCTTCGGTCTGGACAGACAAGAACGACAAGCACCCAACCACAGTTGACTTTGCCGAGGAACGCATTGGCACTTCACCTGTAAACAAAATTAGTCATGTCGAGAACTGTGCGACCTCAGCTTTGGGTAGAGCAATCTCGGCACTCGGTGGTGAGTTTAGTCCTAAAGGAAAAAGACCAAGCCGAGAGGAGATGAACAAGGTTGCAACATATACAAAAGCAACTGCTAAAGACTGGCTCTCAATGGCTGACGCTTTAGGGAGTGACATCGAGGGTTTACGATTGTTGTATAGCGAAGCCAAAACAGGTGGAGCATCAACCGCAACTCTCGACAAGATCAAGGCAATAGCTAATGGACTCACAAGCAAAGAGGATTCTGATAGCCTCAATTCTTGAAACTCAAGAGTGCCTACAAGAACAATTTATGCTGAATGAGTTTGACCTAGTAAGCAACATTTGGCAAGTACAAAGAGAGAGGGCAACAAGACTAAAAAATGGAAATTATTACACCAGGCCACATAGTCGAGGAACTACAAAGGCTGACGAAAGAGATGGACAGGGGAGCTAACGCTCTCTACGATGCTGAGTGCAAGCTGGCAGATGCAGACTCGGCGTATGACCGAGCTATCTCACTAGCCTTCATCAACAACTCAGGTACTGTGGCAGACCGACAAGCTGTGGCTAAGTTGCAAGCAGTAGAGGAAAAGCTCAAGGCTGACCTAGCAAGGGCTGAATACAACCGCATCAAGACCAAGATGAAAACCCTGTCAGACCAAGCAACCATGATGGCTGTAATGAGCAAGAATGTCGAACTCCAATGGAGACACGCCTAGCTGGTAGCCTTATCGAGTGATAGCGGAAACCTGCTCATGTGGGGCAAAATTCAAGACTGACGAACCTAAGCCAGCCACGCTTGTTCGAGAGTGGCGGCGTAATCACACCTGTCAAACCGACAACACCGACAACACCGACATTGTTGAAGCAGTCAATGGTGGCGTGTCTGAAACCACAATCGCTATTGGCTTTCAACCTGGAGAAATGCCAGCCAAGATTTATGATCCGTTCGATGACTAAAAAACAATTCTTGAAATACCTAGAGCGTGATAGAGGGTGTTCTCATTGCGGAATAATTGATGAAACCCTTGTGCCTCAGCACCGGCAATCGAAACAAATGGGTGGTTCTAAGTTACTAGACAAGCCAAGTAACATAATCGTCTTTTGCTCAGAAGCTAATGGCCTTTTAGAGTCAAATGCCAGTTTTGCCGAATTGGGCCGTAAGTTTGGCTGGAAGCTTACTAGAGGACAATCACCAGAAACCACACCTGTTTTCATGGGTAACGACTGGTTTCTACTAGACAACAATTACAATAAATTCAAAGTTGACCTAGATTACGAGTATTTTTAAGGTAGTAAAATCAAAGTAAGTAAAACCCCTGCGTTGCTATCAACAACCAGGGGCATGACCAAACTAAGGAAGTAGTTTAGTATGCAACAGTCTAAGGCATGCACTAAGTGTAAAGAAGATAAGCCCTTATCAAGCTTTAGCAAACATAATTCTGCAAAGGCAAGTAAGAGTGGTCTTAGGGCTAGGTGTAAAGCTTGTGAGCTTGATGTTTATAGAGAATACAGAGAAGCTAACAGAAGCAAAGTAAGAGCATCTAAGCAAGCTTGGAACAATAAAAACAAAGATAAAAAAGCTGCTTGGGATAAGTCTTACGCTCTAAGAAACAAAGAGAAGATAAGAAATAACTTTGTTACTTGGTATGAGATAAACCGAGAAGATCAGCTTACAAAAAGCAAAATACGCAGACGGTTAAATCCAGAGAAAAAAGCAGCTGATGATAAAAAATGGCAGTCTAGAAACAAGGACAGAGTAAATGCCAAGTCAAGAGCTTGGCGTATTCGTAATCCAGAAAAAGCTGCTCAAGTATCTAAAAGCTACCGGACTAGAAACCCAGAAAACGGCATTATAAAATCTGCTCGGCGCAGGGCTAGAAAAGCAGCTAATGGAACTTATCTAGTGACAGCTAAGGACTTGAAGGCCATAATGTCTAAACCATGTTTTTATTGCCAAGGAAAAGCGACACACCTTGAGCATGTTTTACCAATAGTCTTGGGTGGTAGGCACTCCATAGGTAACCTGGTAGCGAGCTGTCAGGCTTGTAACCTTTCAAAGAGTAAAAAAACTATTATGGAATGGCGTGTCTGGCAATCTAAGGTGCTAAGGTAACAACATAACTAAATAAAAAGATGCCGCCTAAGGATCGGAACCCTTAGACGGCGTTGATAACCAACAAGCAAGCTGTTGGCATCCAGATAAGTCTAATGCCAACTTCAACAGAAGGATGGCATTTCATGTTTAACTGGACAAATAAATCATTGGCAGAGATTCTGCCTTACTACGCAAACAATATCTTTATGGCTGAGATGGATTACAAAGCCTACGGACTCGATGCCGGTGACTGGGCAATGCTCGTCAAGGAAGCCTTCGAGTCAAAAGTAATCTCACCGACTGTGATGATGGTCATGCTCGACAGAGCGAGTGTCGCATGAGTGGCGTTTACAAAATCTATCGGCATGACTCACAACCCTTTGCCCAAGTTCCCAATAGTGCCATCAGAGATCCCGAGATAACTCCTAACGCCTTTAGGTTGCTCGCTTACCTTATGAGCCACAAGGAAGGCTATGAGCTGACCTATGGGCAGATTGAGCGGCAGACAACGCTAGGCAGGTATGCCATCAACGAGGCAATCAAGATACTAACTAACAAGGGCTGGCTTAGGACTGAACGGACTAAGAAAGACAACGGACAGTTTGGCCCGACATCGTTTCACATCTTGAACCCTGACGAGCCAGAGCAGGTTGATTCCGTAGCGGATGGCTCCAGCGAGGATGATTCCACTATGGAACAGCCAACGGACATTAAGAATACTAATTACTTAGATAAGACTAAATCTAAAGAAAAACAAAGAGAGAGGCGAGCAAGCAAAATCTCTGATGATTGGAAACCAACACAAAAAATCATTGACGATTACCAAATGAAATACAAAGGACTCAATCACCAGAAAGAGCTAGAGAAGTTCATAAACTATTACCAATCCAAAGACGAGGCTAGAAAGGATTGGGATGCCAGCTATCGTAACTGGCTACTAAACGCTATGGACTATCAGGGAATCAAACCAGAGGATAATAACAAACCGCTACCTAAGCTGTTTGTAGGGAGAATCAAATGACACAATTTGAGCAGTCGGTAATCGGATCAGTTCTGCTGACCAACGGCAAGGCACTAGAGGAACTCACACTTGCACCCAGCGACTTTGATGACATACAGAATGAGCGTATCTACAAAACCATTCTGGAGATGAAGGCTAATCGCCAGCCAATAGATGTTATGACAGTCGGTGCAGCTCTGCCCAAACTAGCAAGCTACCTTCACGATGTCATCACAGCTACCCCCACCGCTGCCTCTGTGAAGTTCTATGCCAGCAAGGTAATCGAGGAAGCCACAAGACGAAGGTTAGCCATTGCCGGCACGATGATTCACAGCAAGGCTCAGCACGAGGACTTAGCGACAGTATTTGACACAGCTAAAAAAGAAATTGACAACCTCATAGATCGTAACTCGGCAGTCAAGCCAAGCTATGTTGCCGATGAGCTAATCCCTTACCTTGATGAGATAGACAAGCCAAAGCATTACCCCGAAAGCCCTTGGCCTTTGCTGAACGACATAATCGCAGGATTCCGACCAGGTGCTTTATACATTATCGGTGCAAGACCTGGTGTTGGTAAAACAATCGTTGGCTTGCAGATTGCTTGGGAACTATCAAAGACTGGCCCTGTATCTTTTCACAGCCTTGAGATGGGCAAGAACGAACTCTACAACCGCATTATCAGCATGGAAGCTGAGGTCTACATCGGCAGTATCGAAAAGGGAAACCTAAAAGAGTGGGAGTGGGACAGGATTGCCAAAGTTAGGCAAGACATTCAGACTCACCAGCTTGCTATCCATGACAAGTCAGGTCAGAACCTTATGCAGATACGAGCCTTGGCAAACAGCGTAAAAGGAAACAATGGACTACAAGCAATCGTTGTTGACTATCTCGGTCTAATTCAAGACACCGAAAAGGGTCGCAAGCGTTACGAGATGATTACCGACATCTCAATCGGACTCAAGAACCTAGCTAGGGATTTGAATGTGCCAGTCATCGCATTAGCCCAGCTCAACCGAGGCCCTGAGCAGCGTAAAGACTCTGAGCCTGACATGGCTGACCTAAGAGATTCAGGTGGTATCGAGCAAGATGCTGATGCTGTTATCTTGCTTCACAGACGGCAGGTTGACGAGGATCAGTTCGAGTGGCAAAAGAGCCAGATGATAATGAAGGTAGCTAAGAACCGACATGGTGGACTCGGTGAAGTCGCTCTAAGGTTTGAGGGTCATCTTTCCAGAGTGGTCGGCTAAGATTATGGCGTGGATGACAATGTTGCTTTGTGCTGTCGGTGTGGCTCTACTTGGAAGGTCAACACCCAAAAGCGCAAGCGTAAAGACCTCAAGTGCCAATCCTGTCGGATGCACCAAGCTCTCGTCATCAAGTATGGATCCGAGAAGTGTATCCCTTGGCAGGGTGAGTTTGACAAGCTCACGCTTACCATCCCACTATTTGACGGCAAGCCAGTCTTGCCAGGCACTAGGTCTTGTGGACACCTTGACTGCACCAACCCCAACCATGTCATAGGTGACCACTAGAGTAAAACAACAAGAGATAAGGAAACAAGAGATGGCAATAATCAAAGTAAAGGGTGCAATTAGCCGAGTATTCTACGAGGGCAAAGGCATCGAGCTAACAGAATCATTCCAAAGCAAGGCTGGCGAAACAATCAACAAGCGTTACACAGTCTGGCTTGCACAGCCAACCACCTTCGAGGTCGGTGACACCCTACAGGTCGAGGGACTCTACTCAGCAGAGATAGACAACTGGACTAACAAAGAGGGCGAAGCCAGGCAGTCAATCAAGGTCAGCATCAACAACCCAAAGGTAGTTCCAGCAGAGCCACTATCGGCAATCAAGGAAATCTTTGAGCCGACACACAGGGAGTCACTTCCCTTTTGAGTAATCTCCGTTGGTTAGTCCCAGCCATCACCGCCGGCATACTAATAAACCTATCTACGCAAACTACTAGCGTTCTAGGTGGCGCGGGACTAGCCTTCGGTATTCTTTACACTATTGCTGCGATAATTGCAGCATGGGAACTACATGGCAGAGGTAAGCTTTAGCGTTACCGGTGACCCAGCCAGCCAAGGATCACACGCCATCATGCAAGGCAGAATTGTTCAAGTCAACAGCTCGAAGCATAAGGCTTGGCGTAAGGCAATCGCATTAGCAGCAACAGAAGCCCTACCGAGTGACTGGACTCCAATAGATGACCCCTGTGAACTTGTGGTCAATTTCTACATGCCAAAACCTAAATCAGTCACCAGACCGCTTCCAAGCGTGTCACCAGACCTAGACAAGCTAATTCGCGCAGTAGGCGATTCTTTGACCGACTCAGGCGTTGTGACCGATGACAGCCGCATAGTCCGTATCTCAGCTAGAAAGCTGTATGCCGAGGGCATTGAACCAGGCGCGACTATCAGCGTAAAAAGCCTTTTGTAACGATTTTGTAACATTGCCAGAAATAGGCAAAAATCTCCCAAATTCTGCTAAAAAACCCTATTATTGAACTGTAAGCAAAAGCTTGCAGAAAGGGGTTCATAATGGCCCGAATGATTGTGTACATAGTTTCACTTTCGGTCATCATGTTGTCCAGCTTTATCGTGCAACTGATAGACGCAACACTCGGTTTGACTGTCGGTATTGTCGGTGTGCTGGTTGCCTTCTTGGTAACAATGCAATCGCTATACGCAGAGAACAGGGATAACAAATGAACGAGGAAAAACTAGCTGAAAAAATTATTGCCGAGGCACAGCGTTGGACTGAAAATCAGTTCACACTACAAGCAGGGATACCTGGCAACGATTCGGTCAGCCGCAACGAAGCCAAAGCTCGAATTGAGCTAGTAGAACATATCAAAACAACCTACAAAGAAATGAGAGAAAATGCCTAATTACAATCCAGAAGCACTTGAGTTTGCAGTAACCGACTTCCAGCCTCACCAGTACAACTTTGGTGTTGCAAAGTCAGATGGAATCTACATGGGCAGAATGTTGATGAAGAATGAAATTCTTAGCCTCATCAAAGCTGCCTACCCAGTACCAACCAAAGCAATCGCTAGGGTTATCGAGATCGTGGACAACATTGAAATCTATGTTGACCCTGAATACAACATCTCATCGAGGTAATCATGCAGACACTTTACACAGAGGGATTCAAAGCTGGCGTTAGATACCAGAGAGAGTCAGTCCTTGACTTTATCCGTATCCACCAAGAGCAGAATGTAGTTATTACAGTTCAAGACATCGCTGACGAGATAGAAGGTCAGTACCGAATTGACATGGAAGCACACCTAGCCGAAAGGAAAACACAATGGGGCCAAAAGAGATAGACATCAAGCTGCTTGAGTTTGAGGCTCGCTTGGTAATGATAAACAAAGAGCTGGCTGAGCTAATCAAGACAGCTAAGGACATCGAGTTCAGAGCTAAAGCAATCCTTGGAGAAACTGAAAAATGACCGGATTCGATTGGGCGTCACGCATCCGCAGAGGCAGAGAGAGAGCCTTTGCCAAAGGATACGAGCAAGGCGCAAAAGACATGGCTGAGTATTTCAGCGAGCAGGTTATCTACTCACTACATAAAGACGCAATCCTAAGCATGAGCATAGACATTGACACCCTTGAGCGAGTAGTCGAAGTGATTGAGGCGGTGAGGGACATTGGCAAAGCACAGAGCTGAAAAGCAACCTATCAACTGGCGTATCGTTCGAGTTCATTGGGCATACAAAAGGATGCAACTGAAAAGTTTAGTTGTAGCCTTCTTTACTAGGGGGGTCAAATGACACACTTCACAAACGCAGATGAGCGTGAAATCTTTGAGGCAATCAACCTGCTAAAGGATGAGAACCTGGTTTGGTCAAGTGACCTAGAAGCAATCAGGCGCAACCTTGCCAGATTATTAGAAAGAATCATGCAAGTCGAGTGGCACTATCTTGAGCCAGAAATCGGGGACTTAGCCCTAAACTTGATAAGAGAAACTGAAAGGGAAAACAATGCTAGAAGGAATGACACCGACACAGAGGAAACCGAGCTGCAAGGTAAGGTCAATCTTGGAATCGTTGGACAGCAAGGATCAAGTAATACTTGTCAATGCTGTAAGTAATGAATCTTGGAAAGCACCAGCACTAGCTAGAGAACTAACAGCTAGGGGAATCCCAATCAGCGAGAAACCTATTCTTGCTCATAGAAGGAAAGAGTGCAGTTGTGCTAGATAACCTGGAACCAGCACCAAAGGTAACACCACCGAAAGATTGGCGGCCTGCTGTTGAGTTTGACGGCACACTAGGTGAGGCAACAACCCCACCGACTACCGGCAATCAACCTAACTTTGATGAGTTCCTAATCGAGCAAGGTTTCGACCCTGACAAGATTGAGATTTACGGCCCGATACGCACTAGCCGATGGCAACAGCGTGAAGGTGGCGATTGGTTAGTTAGCTGGCGGTTCAACTTCAGAACACGCTCTGAAGTCGAGATTGACCTGCCAACCCTCTATGCCAACACTCGCAAGGGACTCAAAGTTGCCAAGCCAAAAGAAACACTTGATAAGGCTGTTGTTGTCTGCTGGTCAGATACTCAGACAGGCAAGGCAGGTGACATCCGAGGTGGCACACCTGAGCTGATTGAACGCATCGCTGAGAAGCAAGCCAACCTTGCCAGCTATCTAAAAAAGGAAAAGCCAGATGTTATCTACTTCCTAAATGTCGGTGACAGCATCGAGGGCTTCGAGTCAGGTGGCAACCCAATGCGAACCAACGACCTAAGCCTGATGCAACAAGTAGACCTTGAGGCAACTTTCGAGTGGGAAACCCTAAAGCTGATGGCTAACTACGCTCCAATAGTTGCTGCCTCAGTTGGCTCCAACCATTGTGCTTGGAGATCAGGCAGACAGAAACTTGGCACAGCAACGGATGACTGGGGGATTCACATTCAACGCCAGCTTGCCAGGCTCGCACAGGAAACAGACTTGCCAGTCAAGTTCTATGAGCCACAGGCTAACGATGAGTCACTTGCCTTAGATGTTTGGGGTGACAACGAGATGATTCTCGGCCTAGTTCATGGACACCAAGCCTCAAGACCTGACGGCATAGTTCAATGGTGGCGTAATCAGTCGCATGGCAACCAGCCAGTAAAAGATGCAGACATCCTGATTCATGGACACTTCCATCACCTCACAGTCAAAGAGTCAGGCAGACGCAACAACCACAGCCGATGGGTGATTCAATGCCCAACCCTTGATGCTGGCTCTAGCTGGTATCGAACCGGTATGGGTGGAGATGACAGCGACCCAGGCTTGCTAGTGTTCCCACTTACAAAGGGTGAGAACTTTCAGGGAACTGTTTACAAGCTTTAGTTGCAAGAAAAGAGAGAGATGACCTACAAAATACTAAAAGGCAACAGCTTAGACCTACTACCAACACTTGCCGACAACAGCATAGATGCCATAGTCACCGACCCACCTTACGGACTAGGCAACCCTGACCCTGACTACATCATCAAGGCAATCCAGCAATGGGCATCAGGTGATCGTTCTCACATCCCTGAAGGCAAAGGATTCATGGGTAAGTCTTGGGATTCCTTTGTGCCACCACCTGCTATATGGGATGAGTGCCTAAGAGTGCTAAAGCCAGGTGGACACTTGCTCGCCTTTGCAGGAACCCGAACCTATGACCTCATGGGTATCTCTATTCGCATGGCAGGGTTTGAGATTAGGGATTCAATCGGGTGGGTGTATGGGTCAGGATTTCCTAAGTCAATGGATGTTGCCAAAGCGATTGACAAGCAATCTGGCTATCAAGGTGAGGTTGTAGGAACAGAGGTTGTTGACATCGGTATGCAGGGTGGGTCAATGCATGCCGGCAGAGAAACCAAGCTTGCCGAGAGAGAAATAAAAGACCTCTCACTTGAAGCAAAACAATGGCAAGGATGGGGAACAGCACTAAAGCCAGCACTTGAACCAATAGTTGTTGCTCGCAAACCTTTAGGTGAAAAGACAGTTGCAGAGAATGTCCTAACTCATGGAACAGGTGGGCTAAACATAGATGCCAGCAGGATAGGGACAGACAAGGTAAGCACACACCACGCACCTAAAGGAACCTTTGCTGGTGGAGAGCCAGACCGAGGTAGCGACACCTCAACCTATAAAGAACACACAGGCAGATGGCCAGCAAACCTAATCCTTGACGAATACACAGCAGAGCTACTTGATGAGCAGAGTGGAATAACTAAAGGTAGTGGGCCAGGAACGCACTGTAATAAGCGAGATGAGCTTGGTAACTGTATAGGTCATAACAACGCAGGTCGCTCAACCAATGGGCAAACCTTTCACTCCCAGAACGCACAGAAACAACCAGATAGCGGTGGAGCATCAAGATTCTTTTATGTAGCTAAAGCATCAAAGCGTGATAGGAACGAGGGGCTTGAGGACTTGCCTGAAAAGGGCAAAGTATTCAACGGCAAAAACCCTGAAAGTGCTGGGATGGCTCAAGGCTCAGTAGAGGATAAGTTCTCAACTCAGCCAGCAAAGAACTTCCACCCAACAGTCAAGCCAACAGCTCTTATGCAATACCTAGTCAAGCTCATCACACCACCAGGCGGAACAGTCCTAGATCCATTTACAGGCTCAGGCTCAACAGGTAAGGCAGCAATCCTTGAGGGCTTTGACTTTATTGGAATAGAACTAACCGAGGACTACTGGCCTATCATCGAGGGCAGACTGAAACACGCTGAAGCCAAAGTTGCCGAGGCAAAAGAAAACATAGAAGCCCAACCTCAAGGATTATTCTGATGCCTACCTACGATTACAAGTGCAACACCTGTGACCTAAAAATGCGAGTCATCCGAGGAATTACAGAACCCGAACGAACACCGCTTTGCACTAACTGTGTCAAAGATTTGGTTAGAGTCTATGATTCGGTTCCAGCCGTAACTTTCAAAGGTAGTGGTTGGGCTTCAAAAGAAAAATAAGTAGGGGGGGGTATGCTCGAAGTATCTTGCCAGAAAAAGTCAAAAAAGAGAGGGGGGGGTATGCCTAAGATGCCCTGCCTAGTTTGCAACAGACTTACTAACGGAAGTTCGCGCTGTGAAACTCACCAGAAGATTTGGGATGATGCAGCAGAGATGAAACGCCGAGCTAGAAAACTAGCAACAGGTCAGTATGCCGGTGACTACAAGATGAGAGCAAGAGTAGTTCGAGAGAACGCTTATGAGTGCCACATCTGTCACGAAGGCGCAAGACTAAACGACCCTTGGCAAGCTGACCACCTTAGACCAGGTGACCCTGACAGCCCACTTGCTGCTGCACATAGATCCTGTAACGCCAGCCGAGGAAACAAGCCACTCGAATAATTCCGATATTCGGTTCGGATTCGGTTGAAAAAGTTTCAGATTCGGTTGAAAAATTCGGTCAGGATTCGGTTGGAAACTCTGCCAGAATGACCGAAAAAGACCCTAAAAATCTGCTCGAACACTTGTTCGGAACACTTGTTCTAACGGCCTAATCGAACACTTGTTCGACATTCTGAGAGCCTGAGAGCCACACCCGCGCCCTAGTTGAACCCGCTTTAGAGGATCACGCCGCGACACTAACCGCGCCCTAATTACCTAGACATGGCGCCACGATAACCGCCCGAAACTGCTAGGCACTAAATAAAGCAAAATTAGAAGCCGGCAGACACTGGCAGCGCATAGATAAGAAGTAAGGCGGCCAGGCTTACGCCTTGTCTGCAAACTGGAGCCGCTGGATTACCGCGCTAGTCTAGAGCGCGACACGCCCGAAAACTAAAAAAAGCAAAAAACTTGCAAAAAAAGCAAAAAACTGCCAAAATTGGGACAAGGCAAAGACAAGGCCTGAGAGAAGGGAACTGATGACCGATAGAGACTGGCAGCAACTGAATAGCGGCTTACTAACTGCAACGCTGATGATCGCAATAATCCTAGGCTCATTGCTTTGGGAACCGGTGGCCTCAGCTATTGAATACCTAGCAACTAACTAAAAAAACAAGAAGGGAATAAAAAAGATGCAAACAATAACCGAAAACACTGAAGCCATAATCTATGGAATGCTAACCGAAAACACCGGCACGCACTTCTTAGATAGCGGCGGCGCTACTGGCCGCGCATGGCAGCGCAACCAGGCTAAAACCTTAGAAGATTTTAAGGCTGAGCCTGAAGCCTATTTTAAGGGTGGAGAATATCCAGAAGTTGGCAGGTCAACATTCTGGCACTTAGTAAATAACTTAGATTATGACCGCGCGTTAACGGCGGCATATCACGCGTTCGCCACTGATTACCCCGATGAGTCATGGCTAGAGATAGATGAGCTTTGGCTTGATAAGTTAGGCGTGCCAGGTGAAGGCGGGGAGTTTTACAGTAATGCACGCTGGAACTTTAATAGCTACAACTTTGAAGACTGGCTATTAGATCAAACCCTGCAAGGTACATTCTTTGGAATGGGTGGAACTGAATACCTAATCCTGCAAGTTCATGGTGGCGCTGATGTTCGCGGCGGCTACACTTCACCAAAAGTGTTTAAGGTATCAAGTAAAGAAGAATTCATATTTAACGCTGATTCTGCTTACTTTAGTTGCAGCTCTGAAGAATGTGATAACCGCCTAAGCGTGCGTGGATATTATGAGCTGGAATTGGAAACTGGAGAATATGGCGGCACTATTGAAACCTTTAAAGACCTAGAAGAAGTTAAGGCATGCCCTTGTGGCGGCTCATGGATCAACTAATAAAACAAGAAGGGAATAAAGCAACATGAACACTAATGAGAATGAGAAGATCGAGATAACCACTAAAACTGCCTGGGTGGCACTAGAGCGCCTGCATGACTGGCTGGAATGGGTGGACTTGCTAGATGATGCAACTAGGCGCGACATAATCGCCCTGGATGAATTAGTAAGGGCCTTAGATGCTGAGCAATACTTGGCAGATAAGCACGCTGAGCAGCAAGCAAGGATGCAAGAAGCTAATAAAAAACACCTTGAAGCTATGAAGGCTAAAGAAGGGAATGAAAACTAATGAGCGAGTTAATCACTAACGATGACCCGCCCCAATTATCCTGGAGCGAACTGGCAGACCTAACCCATGTTAAGCAGGTTGAATTGTTTGGATTCTGCACCTGTGAAGACGGCCCTAAAGTCTATGATGACTGCACTCAGGATGGCAGACAATGAACCCTGCAAGGCAGCGCGCTATTCTGGCAGCTCAGAAGGTTAGGCGGGTGGATGATCCTGAACTAATAGCGGGAGCCATGAAGCTAACCCCTGAGCAACGGCGCGCCATATACGCGCCTAAGCCTGCAAGCGCCGCCCCTGAGAGTCTAAAGGGTGCTGAATGGGTGAAGGCTTGGAGAATGATTAGCCGCGCGACTTATGGCCTAACCGCTTTCAGCGCCGTATTGTTTGGCGGCATAATCGCGGGTGAGAGCAAGAAGGGAATAAAGCCATGAAGGATTATGAACTAAGCACTTATGCTGATGGCTTCGGAATATGGCACTGCCATATTGTCTACCCAATAGCACTAGGCAACACTGGAGAAGCTGAAGCAATAGTTAGCAACTCTATGAGAGCGGCCAAGCGTGCAATAAGGGCCGCGATAGTCGAGAGAATGGAGCGGGTAAAGACTAAGCGCCTGAGCTATAAAGTGGCAGCTAATGACACTGCAAGCGATAACCGCCTTAGATCTCTGACAATAGCTGAAGCATAACCGCAACACTGCAACACCTAACGCCCTAGGCCTAACCGCTTAGGGCGTTAGTCTTACCCTGGCCCCCCGCCCCCCCTGCCGCCCCTAGCGACCGCTTGAGTCTAATCAAGATCAAGATAGAGCTAGACAATACCGGCCCCGCCCGCCTGCACTAGTAGCGCTGAGCCTGAAGATCAAGCCGCGAAAATAAAAACTAAAGCCGCCCCGCCTTATTAGATAAGGGGGAGCCTAGGCCACTAGCTAATTATTAGGGATACCCCCGCCCCCCTGCCTAGGCACGCCCTAGCGCCCTGCCCTGCCTAACGCCTTGCAAAGCTCATAGAAGCGTTAACTAATCAAAGAAGCAAAACACTAGGGGGACTTAGGGAACGCCCCCATACACGCCATACACGCCCGCAATAGATAGCCGTTAGCCATGCCCCCTAGGCAGACCCCCGGAGTGGCCCAAATCTTTGACACGCCGAACCCACCGACACCCCGCTCGCACCTTTGCGTACTTTTTCTAGGTTCAAAGTTTTTCTGCTAGCCTTGAAACAAAGGGAGATAAAGAAAAATGCCGAATCCAGCAAAGCCACTTGAGCAGAAACGCTTGCTTGGTAACCCAGGCCATCAAACCCTGCCTAAAGCCGGAGAACTAGCCTCTATCCCTAAAGGTGAGCGCCAGCCTGTGCGAGAACTCGGTCAAGACGGCTTACAGCTCTGGGATGATGTCTATAAATACGGCTTGCCTTGGATTGGTGCGATAGATGTTCACCTGCTCCAGATGACTTGCGAACAATACGACAGGCGGCGTGAGATTATGGAACGCTTGCAGAACGACTATGACTGGCACTTGTACAAACAACTCAATGACCTTGAAAACATAATCTCGTCAAACATGAACAAACTCGGTTTCTCACCAGAAGCAAGATCAAGACTCGGTTTAGCCGAAGTCAAGCGAGAGTCAAAGCTTGAGGAACTATTCGCCAGAAGGACAAAGCGTGAGCTTGAAAAAGGTCAGTAACTGGCCCCCGCTTTGGCTGACACCTATTTCTGAGGCAGAATTAGCCAACGGAGAGGGTGAAGATGTCATTGACTTTGCCGAAGCCTTCGGAATCATTACAAAAGACTCGGTTGCAGGTAAAGCTGGCTCTCCTATGGACTTACGACCCTGGCAAAAGGAACTTTTACGCTATTTGTTCGCTCACGATGACAAAGGACTAAAAAACCGAGTTTCTTATGTAGGCGTTCCGCGCAAAAACGGAAAAAGCTCGCTAATGTCGGTTGTTGCTGCTTATGGGCTTGTTGGCTCAGGTATTCGGGGTGCTGAAGTCTATTCTTGTGCCGCTGACAAGGATCAGGCTCGTTTAGTATTCGGTGACACCAAAAAACTAATAGAAGCAAGCGAATTATCAGAAATCTGCAAACTTTACCGAGATGCTATCGAGGTGCCAAGCACCGGTTCGGTCTATCGAGTGTTGTCAGCCGAAGCCTTTAGCAAGGAAGGTCTGTCACCAACTATGACGATTTTCGATGAGGCTCATGCACAGCCTAATCGTGAGCTATGGGATGTTATGCAACTTGCTCAAGGTGCTAGAGGTAACATCGCCACAATGATTGCCATTACAACTGCTGGCGTAAAGTCTGACAGCACAGGCGGGGATTCAATCGCTTACGCAATGTATCAGTATGGTCAAAAGGTTGCCAGAGGTGAAATAAATGACCCAACTTTCTTTATGGCTTGGTGGGAAGCACCTTCAGAGATGGCACACGATGACCCTAAGACTTGGGAACTGTCTAACCCTGGCTTTGATGACATCTGCGCTCGGTCAGACTTTGAATCAGCCGTTTTGCGAACTCCAGAGTCAGAATTTCGCCGTAAAAGGGTAAACCAATGGGTTTCGTCAAAAGATAGCTGGTTGCCGTCAGGTGCATGGGAAAAACTAGAGGTTGAGTCCGATTACAACGAAGATGACGAATTTATCATCGGTTTTGACGGATCTTGGTCAAATGACTCGACAGCAGTAATCGGCGTTCGGTTGCCAAGAGATGAAAACGACAAGCCACACATCTTTACAATCGCCGTCTGGGAAAAGACCTCAGAAGATGACGCAAGCTGGCGTGTTCCGACCCTAGAAGTTGAAGATGTCATTATTCAGTTCTGCACCAAGTACCGCAATGTCCGAGAACTTGTCTTTGACCCCCCGCGCTGGCAAAAAACGATGGTAATGCTTGAGGACATGGGTTTTCCAGTTGTAGCCTTTCCCACATACTCGGCCGCTCGAATAGTTCCGGCTTGCCAAATCTTCTATGACGCTGTAACAGAGCAAACCATCACCCACGATGGAAACCCTGTGCTTACAAGGCATTTAGACAACACAGTAGTAAAGTCAGACAGACAGGGAAGAAGAATCACAAAAGAATCCGCAAGTAGCCCAAGAAAGATTGACGCTGCTATTGCTGCTGTTATCGCTTTAGACAGGTGTATAAATAGCAGTAAACTAGAGGATGAACTAACACCGCAATTTTTCAATTAGGTTGGTAATGACAGCGACAATACTTCAGGCATCAGGCATTTTGGTTATTTCAATCGGTGCAGCCTTTATCTACCCACCATTAGGTCTAATTCTACTTGGAGCTGGCGCTCTAGTATTCGGTATCGCCATTGAACGAGGTAAATAATGCTAGGTAATCTTTTCGAGCAAAGAGCAGTCAGCTTTCAGACTGTTTGGGGTGCTGGTGAGCCTTGGGGCTTACAGTCCGAAGCTGGAGTAAATGTAACAACCAAAAAGTCGTTTGAGATTGTTGCCTTTTTCTCCGCAGTCAGTTTGATTTCTGACACGATCTCGACTTTGCCATGTGGGGCGTATCTAAGGCTCGGTTCTACTCGCCGACCTCTAAACCCTAGACCTATGTGGTTAGACCAGCCGGACATTGACCTAAGCACAAGAGCAGCTTTCTTTCAGCAGGTCTTTTCAAGCTTGTTGGTTCATGGCAACTCTTACACCAGAGTATTTAGAGATGCACAAGGTCAAGTTGTCAACCTAGTAAACCTAGACCCAGAAAAGATGGAAGTAGAGCGTTCCAAGATTGGTCGCAAGGTTTACAAATACCAAGACGAACCTAGACTGCTAAACAGCGATGAGGTCATTCACATTGTTGACCTGATTCTGCCTGGTGAGCTAAAAGGCATGAGCCGAGTAGAAACACTAAAACAATCACTCGGTCTAAACATCGCTCTAAACGATTACGCAGCTAGATTCTTCGGTACAGGCGCTTCGGCTGCTGGAGTTATCGAGTTTCCTGGTAACTTGACTTCTGAGCAAGCAAAACAACTAGCTGACGGATTTGATGCTCGTCACCGCAACGGAACAAGACGCGCACACAAGACAGGCGTTCTATCTGGTGGAGCTAAGTTTGTTTCTACTCAAACAGATCCCGAAAGAAGCCAAGCACTAGAGTCACGCAAGTTTGCAGTAGAAGAAATCGCAAGAGCTTTCAATGTGCCACTTCACCTTCTAGGTGTACCAGGAACTGCAAGCTACGCTTCGGTAGAGCAAAACAACCTTCAATTTGTTTCTATGACCCTACGCCCACTAGCCGAAAAGGTAGAAGCAGCTTTCTCACGCTTACTGCCAGGCGATGCTTTCATCAAGTTTCAGTTCGCTGACCTACTAAGAGCTGACCTTGAGGCTAGAGTTCGGTCATACTCGGTTGCAACTCAGGCTGGCTTTATGTCAACAAACGATGTTCGCAGACTAGAGGACATGGAGCCAGTTACTGCTGGTGACCAGTACAGAGTGCCACTAGCCAACATCGCACTAGCAGACACCGAAGTAATCACAACTGAAAAGCGCGTGACTATGGTTGCTCAGCTAATTCAGTCAGGTTTCGCACCTGAAGAAGTCCTAGCTGCCCTTGGCTTGCCAGAAATTCCACACACCGGACTACCTTCAGTTCAGCTACAAGGTGTTGCTCAGGTCAACCCAGATGACCCAGAAGCTGTTTACGAGGTCTAGGCATGCCCATCACTTCAGGTCAAGTAACTGTCGGTACAGCCGCAACCCTTGTTGACGGAACAAGCACCTCAGACTTTAGGTTGACGATTCACAACATGAATAACGATGACGGCATCTACATCGGTGGCCCTAATGTAACTATTGCTACTGGGATGCAGTTACTAAAGCTAGAAACCTTACAACTTGACATGTCACCAATGACAGAGCTTTACGCAGTCGCAGACAAAGCAAACCTCAAACTCGGATTCTTGAAGCAGGTCTAATGCCTTACTACATCACAGAAACGAACCCTGACTGCCCTAACTGGGCTGTTGAAAAAGAAGATGGCGAGCTAATCGGTTGCCACGACTCTAAGCAATCAGCCATTGACCAAGCCGTTGCCATCAGTATTGACGAGGACACCGAGTTTGTTGGCGAAAGAGCAGCCATTGGTTCTCTAGCGGTAGGTGACTTTGTTTCTTGGTCACCACTTGACCCAAAGATTGCTTCTCAGGTTGAGATGGTCGAAGGTCAGTTTGCTGTTGTTCGGTTGTTCGACTACGAGGATGGCATCTTTGAGCCAACCGACAAGATGATGGTCATAAATGTATTCCAGCTAGAAAAGATACCGACACCAAAGATGATTGCTGTCGAAATCGAAGACATGCCAGAGGTTGAGGATGAGCCAATGGACATGGAAGAAGTTTCAGAGCGAGCAATCAACCAAGAAGCACCTGCTTACATGAGAGCAGCGGCTCGGCGTGGACTTGAGTATTACGAGGAAGGTCTTGCCGGTGATGGTGTAACACCTAAGACAATCAGAGAAGCAAGAGAAATGGCTGAGGGTAGAGTCAGCGATGACAAGTGGATAAGGATTGCCGCTTGGATTGCTCGACACTTAGTTGACCTTGACTCACCAGATGCAAACCCTGAGTCTGATAATTACCCATCGGCAGGTGTAGTAGCTCACTTACTTTGGGGATCAGGGCCAAGCAAGCGAGCAGCACAAAGAACCCAAGACTACGCTGATTCGGTAGTTGCTAGAATCAGAGCAGAGGAAACTAACAGCATGGATAACAAAGACAAGTGGCTATCGGTTGCTAGAGCAATCGCACTAAAGATTGACGGCGTTCAGCCCGACTCTAAAGAGCCAGAGGTAAGAACCAACAGCGTTGACTTTGAGGTCAGGGCTGAGGGTGACGGCATGACCTTTACTGGCTACGCTTCTGTGTTCAATTCAGCATCCGAGGACTTAGGCGGATTTATTGAGTATGTTGCCCCTGGTGCTTTCAAGCGTTCCCTACAATCTCGCAACGAGGTAAAGCTACTTTGGAACCACGATTCGGGTGAGCCTCTAGCATCTCTAAGAGGTGGCACTATGCAACTTATTGAAGATGAGCGTGGACTAAAAGTTACTGCCAAACTTCCCAACACCACTAGAGGAAGGGACATAGCCGAGCTTTTACGCACTAAGGTTATAGATTCAATGTCTTTTGGCTTCAATGTCATCAAAGACTCGTGGTCAAGAGATGGGCAGACAAGAACCTTGGAATCAGTAAGACTTTTTGAAGTTTCGGTAGTGAGCTTTCCCGCCTACGCAGAAACAACAGCAACAGTTCGGTCACAGCCGACAATCAACCCTGACCAACTAGCCGATGCCCTACTAAAGCTAGAGTCAGGCGAGGAACTTGACGAGGCTAACGCTAACTTGATTACCGAGGTAGTCAACAAGCTAAAGGCTCAGCCAGAGGTTGCAGAGGTAATTGACAACGGCCTTGATCTACTAGACCTAAAGAAAAAGCAGTTCGACCTTCTACTCAAAAGGATATAAACATGGCTACTAAAGATGAAATCAAAAACGCAATCCTAAAGGCTGCCGGCAACCCTTCAATCGGTGTAATTGCTGACATGGCGGATGACATAGCTAACGCAGTATGGGAGCTAGACAACAAGAACTCATATAGCCCAGCCAAAGAAGCAAGGGTTATTGACACCAAAGAAACCCGATAGAGTTTCTTTAGCCCCAGCTCGGCCCCCTTTCCTGAGCTGGGGTTTTTTTCTGTCTATAAACTTGTACATAACAGTTGAGTGTAAGCACCGCTGTACCTGTTGAGTGTCAGCACCGCAGAAATCCATTACAAACCATTTATAGGAGAATCATGTCTGATTTCATTAAGACTCAGATGGATGCCCGCAACAACCTCATCGCACAGGCAAGAGAAGTTCTTGACTTTGCTGAGGCTGAGAAGCGTGGACTATCCGCTGAAGAAAACCAAAAGATTGCTCGTATCGAGGCTGACATTGACCAGGCCGATGCAACAATCGAAACCGCTCGCAAGCTAGCAGATCGCGAAGCTCGCGCATCTGAGGCAGCAGCTTCATTCGTTCCATCAGCTCCAGAGGCAAAAAACTCTGACGCTGACATCCTTCGCGCAATCGCTATGGGTGAAATGCGTGGATACGACTTCGCTCGTGAAGTTCGTACTCTAGTTCCATCCGCTAACACAGTCGGACAGAGCTTCTACGACCAGGTATTCGAGATTGCTCAGCTAGTTGGCCCAATGCTAACTGTTTCTGAGATCTTCAACACCACTTCTGGCGAGAACCTAGTAATCCCAACTGTTACAGCTACTTCAACCTCTGGTTCAGTAGCAGCAGCAGGAACCATCTCCGAAAGCAACCCAACATTCTCATCCATCACTCTTGGTGCTGAGAAGTACGGCGCTTTGGTGCAGGTTGCTTCAGAGCTAGTATCTGACGCAGGATTCAACATCACCAGCTACATCGCACAGCAACTAGGAACCTCTTTGGGTCTAAAGGCTAACGATGTACTAACCAGCAAGCTATCAACCGCAGCAGGTTCTGTTGTAACTGGTGGAACTGGTGTAGGTGGCGCTGCTTCATACGAGAACCTAATTGACCTTGTTTACGGAATCGCCGATGGCGCTCGCGTACTTCCAGGTCTAGGCTTCCAGATGAGCAAGTCAGGTATCGCAGCAGCTCGCAAGCTAAAGGATGGTGCAGGTAACTACATCTGGACTAACTCAGCAGTACCAGGTCAGCCAGCAACCTTGCTTGGCTACCCAGTATATGAAAACCCCGCGATTGCGTCAGTGGGCACCGGAACCAAGAGCGTGCTCTTCGGACACCAGCCATCGTTTAAGGTAAGAGTTGCAGGTGGAATCCGCGTTGACCAGTCAGCTGACTTCGCGTTCAACACCGACACAGTTACCTACCGAGGCCTAATCCGTCTTGACGGTGGATTAACTCACGCTACCCACATCGGGTACTTCAAGGGTGGCGCAAGCTAAGCCCTTAGCACAAAAGCTGATAGACCCCAAGCGTGTAGGTTCGCTTGGGGTCTATCTTTTTGCTATCCTTATCAGACGAGAGAAAGAACCTACATGACTAAAAAGATAAAAGGGACAGTTTCAGTCTTTTCCAACTCACCTGGACAACCGACAGGATACGGACAGGCAACCGAGGCGCTTGTAAAGTTGCTCAAGCGTGACGGAGCCGATGTTGCTTCGCTTTCTAATTACGGCAACGAAGGTGTCAACACAACCTACGACACAGGATTCGGTGAGATACCTGTTTACGCAAGAGGCAACGAAGCTTATTCAAACGATGTAACGCCAGCCCACCACAAGCATTGGAAAGCCCTAAACCCTGACCAGCCTGACTTGCTAATTACTCTTTACGATGTCTGGGTACTAAACGCTAAAGCTTTTGATTCAATCCCTATTGCAAGTTGGACACCTATTGACCACAACCCTGTTCCACCAGGAGTTCTAAAATGGCTACAAAAAGAAAATGTCACACCTTTAGCTATGAGCAAGTTCGGTCTATCTCAGATTGAGAATGTAGGGGTCAAGGGTCACTACATACCTCACAGCATTGACACCAAAGTATTCAGTCAAACTGACAACATCAAGGGTCAGCCAATCGCCGAGTTTATGGGCTTTGAGGATGGTCGCTTTATTGTCGGTATGAACGCTGCTAACAAGTCATCAGGCATCTTGCACCGCAAGGCTTACTCAGAAAACTTCATGGCTTTTGCTTTATTTGCTCGCAAGCACCCAGACGCTATGTTGTATGTCCACGCAGACGCAAGCTCTCAGCATGGTTGGAACTTGATTGCTCTTGCTCAGCTACTCGGTATCCCGACAGATAACCTAACCTTCCCCGACCCATTGGCTTACCGCTATGGCATGTCGCAAGAAACCCTAGCCGGTATCTACTCGTCTTGGGATGTAATGCTTGCTACCAGTTATGGTGAGGGCTTTGGTATTCCAACAGTCGAGGCTCAGGCTTGTGGTGTTCCTGTTATTGTCAGCAACTTTGCCGCTAGTCCAGAGCTAGTCGGAGATGGCTGGGTAATCTCAGGTCAGCCACTCTACGATCCTGCACAGCACTCTTTCTGGCATGTGCCTTCGGTTCCAGAAATAGTAGAAGCTTTGGAACAAGCCTACGCAAGAGGGAAGGGCAAGTCGGCTAAGGCTGTGGAGTTTGCTCAAGCCTATGACCATGAAAAGGTTTGGCAAGAGAACTGGATGCCTGTTCTAAAAGAGCTATTGAAGTAAATGGCACACAGTCAGCAAAGGGATTTCTTCCAGAGAGTCAAGAACAAGTCACCTGAAGCCTTTATAGGCGTTGAAGTCTTGGAGATTGGCAGTCTAAACATCAACGGCACAGTCCGAGATTTTTTTGACTCGACAAGATACATCGGTGCAGATGTAGCCGAGGGCAGAGATGTAGATGTTGTCTGTAATGGTGAGAACCTTGACTACCCTGACAACAGCTTTGATGTGGCTGTGTCTGCTGAGTGCTTTGAGCATAACCCTGAGTGGGTTGCTACCTTTCGCAATATGTGGCGTATGAGCAAGAAGTATGTGATAATGACTTGTGCTTCAGAGGGCAGAGCTGAGCATGGCACTACAAGATCAGACCCTGGCTCATCACCCTTGACACTCGGTTGGGATTATTACCGCAACCTAACTGAGCAAGACTTTAGAGCTGAGTTCAATCTTGATGAGATGTTTGACAGCTACTACTTTGACTACAATGCTGATTCTTGTGACCTTTACTTCTATGGTGAAAAGAAAGCCAATGCTTGAGAACCTAACAGTCCCAGTCCTCAATCGCTATGACCTACTTCAACGGATGCTGAACAGCGTGGATGTTCCGGTGCAACACCTGTTAGTTATTGACAACGGAGCTGGCAACCCAGACCTAACCTTCAACGAGAACTTGAAGAAAGTAACTGTTCTATCTATGCCAGCCAATCTAGGTGTGGCAGGATCGTGGAACTTAGCGATTCGGTCATTCCCATACGCCTTTAGGTGGTTTATCGCTTCTAACGATGTTGTCTTTGAACCAGGCGCACTTCAGGAACTTGCCAAAGCTCGCAGAGATGAGATAACCCTGACAGGTGCAGCACCTCATTGGCAAGCTTTTGTTATAGGTGACGAGGTAGTCAGCAACATAGGGTTATTTGACGAGTCCTTGTTTCCTGCCTACTTCGAGGACAACGACTATGCTCGCAGGGCTGAGTTTGCAGGAATCAACATTCGGTTGCTGGACATCAAGCACAGACACGACAACAGCTCAACCATCAAGGCTGGCTATCAAGACAAAAACACAAAAACCTTTGTCAATAATCAGGCTTACTTTCAGTCAAAGATTGACAACGATGACTACACCCCTGGCAACTGGTCACTAGACATAAGGCGTGAGAACGGCTGGGAGTAAGCTAAGAGTATAGTTTCCAACCGCTAGAATAGAGAACATTATGGCAATCACAAACGGCTACGCCACACTTTCAGATGTAAAAGCAGCACTTAGAATTACAGACAACATAGATGACGCTCTATTGGAAACTGCTATCGAATCAGCCTCTCGCATGATTGACGGCTACACAGCTCGCACCTTTTTCAATGCCGGAACTGCTGTCAGAAACTATGCTGCTACTGACGCACTCAACCTAATCATTGACGATGCAATCTCGGTTTCAGAGGTAGCTTCTACTGATGAGGTTGGGGACACCTACACAGTATGGACATCAACAGACTTTCAGTTAGAGCCACTAAACAGCCGCTCTGACGGACTTTACATGCCCTACACCGGAATCAGGGCTGTAAACACTTACACTTGGCCTGTTGTAGATCAGCAAGCATTGTGTCGCATCACAGGCGTATGGGGCTGGGCTTCAATCCCAATTGCAATCAAGCAAGCGACAATAATTCAGTCATCTCGACTTTTCAAGCGACTAGACAGCCCTCTTGGAATTGCTGGCTTCGGTGACATGGGTGCTATTCGGGTGAACCGCTACCTAGACCCAGATGTTGAACAACTAGCTATGCCATACAGAATTATGAGGAACTTCGGCTAATGAGCATCAGTCAGATTAGGACTCGATTAGCTACAAACCTTGCCACAATCTCAGGGCTTAGAACTGCCGCCGAAATCCCAGACCTACCAAACCCACCTGTCGCTGTTGTATCCCTAAACTCGGTTACCTACGATGGCGCTTACGCAAAGGGTATGACTACTTACAATTTCAGCATCACAGTCATTGTCGGCAGGGTTGCCGAAAGAGAAGCTCAAAGGAAGCTTGATGCCTACATTTCTACTGGGGCTAGCAGTATAAAAAGTGCAGTAGAATCAGATAAGACTCTTGGTGGTTATGCCTACGACTGCCGAGTTGTGTCTATGGACTCAGTTGGTTCATTGACAGTAAGCGACACCACATACCTGGCTGCCGACTTCACAGTCGCAGTCATAGCAAACTAGGAGAAATAAATTGGCTAAATTTTACGCACAAGACTACAAGGTCACAGTCGGAACTACTGTTCTAAGCACTTCGATTGCATCTGTAACTCTTGACATTACAACCGATGAGGTAGAAACAACCGCTTTCGGTTCTTCATACCGCACTCGTATCGGTGGTCTAAAGGATGCATCTGTATCACTAGACTTCCACCAGGACTTCGGAGCTGGCGCTGTTGACGCACTTCTGTTCCCACTTATGGGATCAACTGTTGCTGTCAAGATTGCACCTACTTCTGGAACTGTAACTGCTACAAATCCTGAATATAGATTTGACGCTTTGGTTACCCAATATCAACCCTTCAGCGGAGCAGTGGGCGATTTAGCCACTCTTTCGGTGACTTGGCCGGTATCCGGTGAAGTTGTGCGTGGCACAGCTCCAGCAGCCTAATCAACTAGGATAAGAACATGAAACTAAACCTACAAATACAGTTCACCGATACACCAACCGAAACAAAGAACATCGTTTGCGGCCCATCAGACATGATAAAGCTGGAAACAAAGTTTGACATTTCGATTGCAAGTCTTGAATCAAACATCAAGATTACTCACTTGCTTTTCCTAGCTTGGGCAAGTGAAACCCGAACCAAAGCAACAACCTTGTCATTTGACGAATGGGTGGACACAATAGAGTCCGTCAGTCCGGCAGACGAACAAAAAAAATAGTTGGGCTTGGTGACTCATCTGCTCATTGGTACATCGCAACACTAGCTGTTGAAACTGGGATTAGTCCCAGAGAGCTAATGGAACTCGATGAACGAATGTTGTGGACATTAGGCAGGTATCTGGTCTGGAGAGGTCAGCACCAAGCACCTAAGATTTGAGAGGACATCCTTCGGGGTGTCCTCTCTTTTTTTGCTTCAGTAGAATAGGTAAAGATAGGTGGTCTAAATGGCATTGAAACTTTACACAGGCAAGAACAGCGACATCAAAGTCTATGCCTCAGACTGGAAAGTCTTTGTCAGGGAACTCAATAAGGTTGATCCACAACAAATCAAGAATTTACAAAAACGCTGGAAAGTAATCGCACAACCAGCTAAAGAGAGTGTTCAAAGCGAGCTAAAGACTCTAGGTACGGCTGGCCCTATGTCAGGTATGCGTCATGGTGGTCGTACAGGTTGGGGAACCAATTACGGAAGTACTGGAAGCGCCGTAAGCGGTGTAAAGCGTAAACCTTACAATTCGGTTACAGCTTCTTCGCTTACTAGACCTAAAAAGGGCGCGACTGGTATTGCTCGACTTATAGTGAAATCCGCCGGAACTGTTTATGCTGACCTTGCATCTAAGCTGAGCGGTAACGCTTATACAAGAATGTATAAAATTAGAGAGTTCGGTGGCCCCGAAGTTTGGAGAAGTCATGAAATCCGAGCTGGCGGTGTTAGAAGCTTTTTATCCAATCTTGGCCCTGTAAGCAAGCCAAGCAAGCGTAAAAAGTCTAGGGATGTTTACCCTGGCTTTGACAAAGCCTATCCAGCCGTAAAAGTTCAAGCCGAAGCCGCAATAAAAGAAACAATACAGTTTCTTGAAGCAAACATTGACAGGAATAACCGCCCATGAGCAACATGTTCTTAAACATCGTCAGCACCTTCAAGGGCGATGGCATTGCTGCTGCCACTAGACAGCTAGGTGCTTTTGGTTCTGCTGCTGGTGGTCTGGGTTCAACTCTAGGTAAAGTCGGAGCCGCATTAGCGGGATTTGGGGTTGCTTCAAAGGCAGTTCAGTTTACAAACACATCTATTGACTCTGCGCGTGATCTTGAGCGCAACTTATTCTCATTAAATACTGTTTTTGGCGATTTATCACCACAAATGGAACAGTTTACAAAAGATGCGTACAACATTGGTCTAAGTCAAAAAGACGCTGCTAAGGCCTCTGTGTTCTTAGGTTCGGTTCTAAAGCAATCTGGTTTCAGCATGGAAGATGTTACTTCTGAAACTCAAAAGCTTGTAAGCCTTGGTGTGGACTTAGCCGCAACCTATGGCTACGATGTGCAAGAAGCCTTGCTGGGCATGACTGCTTTGTTCCGAGGCGAATACGACCCGATTGAAAAATTCGGTGTTGCTATGAAGCAATCCGAAATCAACGCCGAACTTGCTGCTAGACAGCTTGACCACCTAACCGGTGCTGCTCGTAGAAACCAAGAGCAGATTATCCGTATGGAGCTTTTGTACCAAAGAGCTGCTGACGCTACTGGTGCCTTTACCGGACAGTCTGGAAACCTTTTTGTTGAGCAACAAAAACTCCAGGCTCAGTTTGAAAACATGCAAGCATCTATTGGAACGCAGCTATTGCCAGTCATGGTTGATTTGACAGAAGCTTTGAATCCTTTAGTTGAAGAACTTGCACCTAGACTTTCTCAAGTTTTTGAAGATACAATCCCAGTCTTTGAGGAATTTGTACAACTTATTTCAGACATGAGTGACGACACAACCTCAACAGGTAAAACAGTTGGTGGTTTAGCAGATGCTTTAGGCGGTTTATTTTCTTTTATAGCCACTAATTTTGGAGTTTTAGTTCAACTCTCAATTCTTATTGGAACAGTATCAACCGCTATTACATTGGTTAATGCTGCAATAGCAACAAGTACAGTTGGTTGGTTTATCATTGCTATTGGTGCTATGACCGGTGGTTTGTTAGTTCTTAAAGAGGCTATGGATCAAGTTGCTGGTGCTAACGAATATTACGCAGAAACAATTAAAGAGGCTTTTCCAGCGGACGACCCTGCAAGCTACGCCTTCAATCAAGGTGCTATATACGCCAATGTTTATGCTGGTGCATTAAATAACACATCTGTTGCCGCTCAGAAGCTTAGAGGTGAGTTACTGTCAACTGCTGAAGCTATGAATGTTCTTTCACCTAACGGAGCCGATAATCGGAGTAGAAGAATGGCTCTTGCAGCGCAAAACAGAAGAAACAGTAATGCTCCTGCAATTACTCCGCCATCAAGTTTTGCTGGGATTCCGACTGGCGGTGGCGGGTCAACTGCTAGACAAAGAGCGCAACAGGCCGCAGAAGAAGCAGCTCGAAAAGAACAAGAGATACTTGATAAAAGACAAAAAGCTTTTGAGTCTTTCAATGATGCGGTCAAGAGCCTATTTGGTCAAATCAAAGACTCGATTATGTCTAGCTTTACGCTTCCAGATCTCGGTAATTCGGTCAACTCAATAACCAAAAACATCGGCAAGCTACTAGAAAAAACCAGGGCTTTTGCAAAGAACATTCAGACACTTTCACAGCAAGGGCTGGACGCAACTCTGCTCCAGCAAGTTATAGGCGCTGGCCCAATTCAGGGTGCTAAACTCGCCGAAGCACTTGTTAGTGGTGGAAGTGGCTTCCTACAAGAGCTGAACTCTGCTTTTGGTGAGTTCGGCAACTTAGCTGGCTCTATTGCCGGTGTGGGAACTGAGAGAGCTTTTGCCAATCAACAGACAGTCAATAATTACAGCATCGAAGTTACTGGTGGTGTGGCTACTAGCTCAGATGTCGGTAGAGCAGTAGTAAACGCCATCAAGGACTTTGAGCGTCAATCAGGTACGGCTTGGAGAGGCTAAGTGTCAATCAAAGTAGAGTTTGGATTCGCTGAGTCTGGCGTACCTGTCAACTTCAATGACATCAGCGCAGATGTAATTAGCGTGGCTGTCACAAGGGGTAAAGACCCACAGCAGGATACTTTCAACGCTGCCTCTTGCTCTATTCAGCTAAACAACGAACAAAGACAGTATGACCCTGACTACGGCCCCAGTCCTTATCAGGGTTTGATTGTTCCAACAGGTGAAGTCAGAGTTTACAAAGAGAACCAGATTGTCTTTACCGGCTACATTACTGACTGGAACTTTAGCTACTCTCCAACAGGTGAGTCCATCGCCGAGATTGTTGCCTCTGACGCTTTCTGGAACCTAAACAACCAGACCCTTGCTGCCTACACCCCAACCGAACAACTCAGTAGCGCACGAATCCTAAATGTGTTGCTAAAGCCTGAAGTCGGTGGCACAGCAGTTTGGCCTTCTAGCTCTCGACTGATTTCGACTGGTGTGGCAACTGTGGGTGACTATGAGGTTACCGATGGAACTAACGCTCTTAGTTATTTACAAGAAGTAGAAAAGTCCGAACCAGGCAGACTCTTTATTGACAAGTCAGGTCGCATCGTATTCAGAAGCCGAAACAACGATGTCAACAACCCAACCTACGAATACACAAGGCTCAATCTTTGCTACAACCCCAGCTTTGAGAACAACACAACTGGGTGGATTTCTACCGCTGGCACAATCACTAGATCAACAGCTCAGGCTTACATTGGCACAGCAAGTGGACAACTAGCCGCTGGTGCTACTGCCGAGCAATACTTTACAAGTGAGGTCGGTGTGGAATACAACCTATCTCTTTACGCCAAGGCAAGCTCTGGAACTGTGGTAGTCGAGGTGGCAAGCCTCACCTCACCTAGCGGAACTGCTTACTCACAACACGCAGCTTCAACGGCATCTGTGACTAGCTCTGAGTGGACAAGAATAAACACAGGCCTTAGTGCCAGCACCTTATTTTCTGGTATCAGCGTTAGGCAAACACCATCCTCTAACGCAGTATTTCTTGACGCTGTTTTAATTGAAGCAACACCTGTTGTAGATGCTTACTTCGATGGTGCTAACGATCCTGTTTACAACTCGACAGACCCAGAAGCACCTGACTACCAACCTGAGCGAGCCTTTGAGTCTTACGCTACTGAGTGGG